ATCGTCCAGACGCACTCCATCATGCAGTCGGCCACGTCCTTGGTCTGGACCGGGCCGGCGTCCTGCTTCTCGACCTTGTTGCCGTTCTTCACCTGGAGGAACTTCAGTTCCAGCTTGGCCTGCTCGTACTCAGGAGCGTGAATCCACCCCTGGTTCAGAGCGATCTTGAAGTTCTCGGCGCGTTCCCAGTTGTGGGCATTGGTGGCGGTCTTCTCATAGACGGTCACGCGCTTGGGGAACTTCGCCTTACGCACGTTCTCATTCAGACGAGCAATCGAGTTCGCCGAGTTCCATTGGTCGAAGGTGAACTCGTCCGGCATGAATGCCTTGACGATCCGCCACAGGTGCTCATCGATCTCAACGTAATCGATGAGGTTGTTGTTGTGAGGGAAGTCCGACGGTGACCAATGGTGGATGTAGTCGAAAACGCAATGTAGCGTCCCCTTCTCGTCCCGCTCGGGGTGTGCGATGGCGATGCCGAAGTTGGCGTTGGCCAGCGAGGGGTCGGCGTGCCCCTTGTAGAAGACCGAGAGCAGACCGCGATCCTGCATCTCCAGCAGCCGCTCACCCCACTTGCCGAACATGGCGTCCACCATGTTCGGGTTGAGGTAGGCGTCGACCGTGGCCTGCCAATGCGAGCGGCGCTCGACGGCGAAGGTCTCCGGGTTCGCCCGTTCGAGCTTCTGCATCCCGTCGTCGTACTCCTGGATCGCGCCCTTGAGGGGAGCCAGGTGCGGGTGCTCCTCCTCGGCGTACTCGCCCAGGTCGCCCTCGAACTCGATCGGAAAGAGGTCGATGTCCTCTGCGCGTTCCCAGTCGTAGTACATCTCCCAGGAGCACAGCTGAAGGAAGAACATGTTGGGGTAGACGGGATTGCCGTCCTCGTCCTCCAGCGTGCAGTTCTTCCAGTTCTCATAGAACTGGCCGATCATCTGCCAGGGAGAGCTGGGCTCGATGATGAAGGCCCACTTCTTGAACTGGTCGAGTGCCGGCGTCGCCGCGCCGTAGACCTCCTCAGCCGATCGGTTCGCACCAGAGGCGACCACGTGGGCCATCTCGTCGTACCCCTGCATGAAGCTGGTCGGGCCACGGCCGGACATCAGGGTGGCTTCCTTCGGCTGGATCAGGAAGGTCGCCATGTCACGTTCGGTCTGGATGCCCCGGGCCTGGAGCTTGCGCATGCGGACGAAGTCGTGCGGAGCGAAGATGGACAGCGACTCGCCCAGCGGCCGGGAGATGTAGCTGGAGAAGCACTCGCCACCCTGGATGACGTTGACGAGGTCCTTCCACAGGTTCTCCCGAGCCTGCTCCTTCTTGCCGGCGTAGATGAAGCACGCCAGCTGCTTGTCGCGGTCCACTCCGAAGTGCCCCTGGGGATCCCCCAGGGCGAGATAATTCCAGAGCACATAGGCCATCGCCAGGGCCGAGACATAGCCCTTGCCGGCGCGGCGGCCGAGCACCAGTAGCACCTCGCGGAACCAGAGGTAGCCCTCCTGCCGCAGCTGGTGCATGCGCTGGATGATGCCCGGCGTGATGCCATTCTCGCCGGTCCTGCGGAAGCTGACCTCCCACTCCTCGATCACGTCCAGGTCGTACTCGGTGAGCATGTCCACGCGCAGGAAGATCACCTTGAGCAGGGTGGCCTGGCGAGGATAGAGGTTCGGCCGGCCCAGCCACTTGGGGCTGAGCACGAAGGTGATCGGGTCAGGCACCGGCAGCCCAGCAAACAGATGGAAATCAGTCGGCGAGAAGGTCAGCAGGGGTGCACTAGCCCTTGGCGGCATGGTAACGATCCCTCCTGCATCTCCGGCACCTACGATGCCTTCTGCCCCCTACCACGAATACGTCGTACTCGTGACCTTCAGGGCACGTGATCTTGCTGGCGTTCGCATGTTTGCCATGTGCCACCGCGTCATTCATGTTCTCGGATCTGCTGCCATAGCAGAGGTTCGCTACTGTGCTGTTGGTCGGGTCTCCATCCAGATGACGTACCTCAAGTCCTTCGGGTCGAGGCCCAAGGAACACGAGAGCAATCAGGCTATGTAACGTCACGGAACGTGTTTTGCCATTGGCCTTCAGATTGACCGCACAGTAGCCGTCTTTCCGACGGTAGGGATCGAGTACGCCACCCTTGGAGCCACGCCTCCGGATCCCCCGGATACGACCAGCAGAGGAGACTTCGTAGATGCCCTCATATCCGGGAACACTCCTCCACTCTTCTGTGGGTCCGAAAGTGAGTGCCGGCGCGAGGCTCGATCGGGGTGGCATTACGTCTCCTGGTCCGGGTACAACCGGTGGTGCTGATCGCGGTAGAGCGTCCAGATGGCGTGCTCGATGTCGCGGATCTCCTCGGGAGTCGCCTCCCTGTCGACGAAGATGTTCTCCACCAAGAACGAGTCTCGCTTGATGGTGAGCTTGACGCTGGCGATCACACGAGCGATACCGTCCTCCATCGCTGCCCCGTGATACTGATCGATGCTCAGCTCATACTCACCATGGCCGGTCATGTGGACGGTCATCATGCGGAACTTCGCCTCACTCAATGCTTGTGCTCCTTGACCTTCCTCGCGGCCTCCTTCATGCCCTCGTCGGACTTGATCCAGCCGCCAGCCTGGTCGGGCAGCTCCAGCAGGTTGTTGACGACCTCGTGCACCTGCTGGTCGTAGTCGAACGCCTTGGGCTGGACCTTCCGGAGCACCTCGACTTCGAAGGTGTAGACCTCCGGCTGGTCGGTGTCGAAGGTCAGCACGTTCACCACGAAGCCGGCAGCGTGGAATCGCTCGATCACCTCCTTGCGGAAGTTCTCCATGTCGCGCCGCTTGCCCTGCTGGTCCACCATCCACCGGTAGACCTTCTCCATCCGGAGGATGTCGCTGTCGTGGACCTCGCCCGCCGTGAGGAGGTGCTCAACCATTGTCCTTCTCCTGCCTGTCCATCTGCTCGTAGATCGCCTTGATGAGCTGTTCGGCTTGACCCCGGATCTCTATGGCGATGATGTCCCTCCGTACCGTCGAGTGCGTGGAGGTCATCACCTCCTTGGAGATGAATCGCCGCACGCTGATGCGCCGAGCATCCTCGGGGACGCTGCCCTCTGGCATGCCCACCCCCATGCGGAGCTCCATCGCACCCTCCATGAAGTCGGGCAACTCGTTGTCGTCATTGGTCATCTGGTACGACCTCGGCATCCATGATGTCGTCTTCCTCAGCCTCACCAGACATCTTCTTGGCCAGCGAGCGAAGGATCGGGTTGGTGGACAGTTGAGAAGTGAACTTCCGCCACATGTCTTCGGGCATCAGTTCCTGGGCGGTCTGGAAGTAGACCATCATGGCCTGACTCCAGGCTTCGGCGTCCAGGTTGGTCTTCGCGCCATCCTCGATGTCCTGGACCATCTTGGCGGCTGCCAGAGTCTCCTTGACGTCTGGCGTGATCTCACCGCTGATGAGACGGTCGTAGCCCTTGCGCAGAATGGTCTTGGCGGCCACGTAGGAGTCAAGGAACTCCGTGGCCATCTCTTCGTATCGCGAGCCCACCTCACGAGCACGCTCTTCCACGAGCTGCCGATGCACGGCGGCATCCACCGGAAGATGACCCCGTGTGTAGTGGTTCTTGACTGCCACAGGGCCGATCTTGGGCAGCATGAGAACGCGACCCTGGCTCTCGTACTCCACCTCGGAGTAGGTCGCGGCGATCTTGCGGTAGGACAGGCCACGCAGGAGCTGGTGCTCGATCTCCATGCGGGCCGGGTGGTTGCAGATGTTGCAGTTGGGGTGGTAGCGGGCGTTGTAGCGGACGTTGCCGATCTGCACCTGCACCAAGGAGGCGCGATCCGCGACTACCTCAGGGCTCAGTCCCATTCTCCTGACCCGTCGTAGTAGTTGCTGTCGTCCTCACGCTCGATGTAGCCGAAGTTGGAGGCCGGGGTCTCCATCTTGCGAGCCGGCGCGACCCCATCACGGCTATTGAGATGCGGCTTCGATCGGTTGGCAGCTCGGTGGTACATGCCCGATCGGATGGCCGGGTCCACGGTGCCGCTCTTGGCATACACCTCGCGGGACAGGCGATCCTGCCACTTCCAGGGGGTGAGCACGTCGGACTTGGCCGCCTGACTGGTCTCCTGCCGGGTGGCGGCGAAGATGATGGCGTCGGCTTCCCGCTCCAGAGGCGGGAACACTCCACTTCGGACATTCGTCATGACCTCACCAGCTTCCTGTTGTGGTACTCCAGCAGATACTGCTGTCGCCGCTTACCTTCGTCGGTCATCTCGACCTGGGCGTGCACCGGATTCACGCAGGCGTTGTAGTTGCGGCCGAAGACGGGGTGGATCACCGTGAAGTAGGGCTTGAGTGGTCCCACATGCGCCTCGTACATCACACGCATG